AATAGTTTAGATATTGTAACTACAAACGCAGGATCACCAGTAACAGGTTTTAGAATGTTACAAGATGGTTCAACAACTTTTGCATCATCGGCGACATTTTCAAGTAATGTAAACATTGATAACGATCTAACAGTCTCAGGTGGTGATATATCTTTAGGTGGCACAGGAAGAATACAAGGAGTAGATACAGTAAGCGCCAATACAGATGCAGCGAATAAGCTGTACGTTGATAACGCAATAGCAGGTGTACCGCAAGGTGACATCACAGGTGTTACAGCTGGGACTGGTATGACAGGTGGAGGCTCAAGCGGAACAGTTACTTTAAATGTTATTGGAGGTGATGGTATAACTGCAAATGCAGACGATATTGAAATAACGCCTGCTCAAACAACTATATCAAGTATATACTATGATGGTTTAGACATTGGTGGGGTTTCTGGTGTAAACGATATCCAATTTGGAGCAGGTAAAATAGCATTCAGAGCAAATAGTACTTCTATAGGAAATATATATAGTGGTGGTTTTAGACCTTCCAGTAATAATACATTTGCACTTGGTATGAATACCTCTAAATGGTCATCGGTATATGCAACAACATTTTTTGGTGACTTAAATGGTACAATAAACACTTCTACTACAGGAGTAACACAATCACAAGGCAATAATAGCACAAAAATAGCTACAACCGCTTATGTAGATAGTTACGATAGTGGTGTACAAGTTATCAATGAAGGAGTAGGTATAAAAAAATCAGGATCAGCTACAGATGTTACTATTTCTGTAAACTACGACTCTGCAGATACTGATAATTTAATATTTGGAGCTAACTCTATTTCAGCTGCTGTTGCACCAAAGCCATATACTCCATATATATTAGCCGCAGATTCAAACCCTGGAGTATCTTTTGGAGAGGTTAAAAACCTTAGATTAGAGTCAATACCTTTAGATAGATTTGCAGACGCTACATCCACTATCGACATGGGGGGAAATAAAATTCTTGATGTTGCTGATCCAACTTTAGCTCAAGACGCAGCTACTAAAGCATACGTAGATGCAAACTCAAGTTCAGGTACTGTAACAGGAACTGGATCAAATACTCGTGTAGCTTTTTGGAGTAGCAGTTCAGCCTTAACGTCTGATGCAGATTTAACATATGCTACTGCAACCAATAGGTTATCTTCAGGTAATTATATAATACCAAACAATGGTGATTATTTAGGAACAGATACAAGTGGATCTGCAAGAACATTAATTACCTTAGATAGCAGTAATAATGTTGAAATTTCACATGCAGCTTTATCATTAAATTCTGATACTAATATATATTTTGGAGACACCTTTAGGATAAAAGATGGAGGTTTTACTCGATTGTCAATACAATCAAATGGTACTATTTCTGGAAATGGAAACACATTTAATAGTGGGCCAATAAATTTAGAGGAAGACAATAAAATTATATTTGATGATGATGGTGATCAATGGAATTACATCCAAGCTACAGGTGGTGATCTGGAAATGGGTGTTGGTGGTAATGGGTTAACTTTACGGAATGTTGAAGAAAATATTTATGGAGAAATAACAGTTAATACCCTGAGAAACATAGTTGATGGATTTATTACTAATAGCAACGCTACATACATACCTATTTACACAGACTCATCGAGTTCCACGAGTCCAAGAATACAAAGACAGCAAACGCCATCTAAGTTCTTATCAAATGCAGGGGCTGTTCTGGGTGCGCCAGGAACAAGTGGAAGAGTAGCTGTCTGGACTGGTAGTGGATTTACATCTACAATAGGTACTGATACCTTATACTGGAACTCAAGTACTAATGTTTTAGGTATAAATTACAGTGGATCTACATTCAATAGTGGAGCATTGCAAATACAAGGGCCTACTACAAATTCAGGTGGAATAGGTCTTCAAATATACAACTCTACATCAGGTTCTCCTTATGGCTCTCATGGTATATTTGTTAATGCGCCAAGATATGGGAATGCTGGTATATCTGTTAAAAACCCTAATGTTGGATCTACCTTCATGAGATTTTATAATAACTCTGGTAGTTCAGTTGGAACTATAACCCAAAACGGTACTTCAAGCACGTCTTATAATACATCTTCTGATTATAGATTAAAGGAGAATATTGTACCTATGACTGGCTCAATAGACAGATTGAAGGGATTGAAGCCATCTAAGTTTAATTTTATTGATCAAGATGTTAGTAGAGACGCAACCATTACAGTTGATGGATTTATAGCTCATGAGGTTTCTGATATTATTCCAGAAGCTATTACAGGAGAAAAAGATGGATTGGATTATGAAGGTAATCCTGAATATCAATCAATTGATCAATCAAAAATAGTTCCTTTATTAACAGGAGCATTACAAGAGGCTATATCTAAAATAGAATCTTTAGAAGCAAGAATAAAAGCATTGGAATCATAAAAAAAATATTCTTATATTTGTGTTAAGTTTAATAAATAAAATATAATCAAATGTCAAAACAATTAAGTAAAGAGCAATTAGAATTATTACAAGGTTTACAAAAACAATTTAATGATTCAAAATTTGAAATCGCAGATTTAGAAATTAAAAAAGCTGAACTTGTTTCAGGTATAGCTGATATTAAAGCAAAGTTTGCTGAACAAGAAAAATCTTTAATGGAAGAATTTGGTCAGAATGCAGTTATAAACTTGCAAACTGGAGAAGTTAAAGAACCAGAAGAAAAACCTTTAGAGGTAGCAGAATAAAAAAACATGGCAAAAATAAGCAACACATCAGCGTATCCTAATATTAGTAATATTGATGCAGCAGATTATTTAATTATAACTGATGCGGAAAATAACTTAATGACTAAAACTTGCACTATATCGCAGTTACAGTCTACTTTTGGTGTTGACACGCTTGTTGCTCATGTAGAGGTAACAGCATCAGGGTTGCAAAGTTTAGCTACAGGTTTTAAAATAATTGAAGCTCAAGGAACTAATAAGGTTATAGATATAATAGATATTGCGGTGTATGGTCAATTCGGTTCTGTGGTTTATGATTTTTCCAGTGAGTTAGAGTTTGATTGTAATTCCACTGTGTATGCATCGTTATCAAATTTAACTGCAAATGGTAATGCAGATTATTCGGTGAAGCTTATTTTAGGTGGAGGATCTGGTAATTCATTAGCTTTGTCTGCTAATCAACCTCTTAGTTTATTTTCCAGTTCTAATCCAACACAAGGTGATGGTAAATTATTTGTTAATGTGTTTTATAGAGTCCTAACATTAGGGCCAGCATTTTAAATTAAATGGACATAAGAAAAATTTCAATCGGAGCAGATTATAAATCTGGAGCTATGCATTACATAGTAGGTCAAGATGTTTTAGGTGGAAGTTATGGAATACATCTTATACAGCACGACACTGAAGCTAAGTCTTATAAAATTTGGATTATGAAGCAGGATGAAGTTTTGCTTTGGAAAGAATTCAAATGCACAATGCCTATATCTTTAGAATATAACATAAATTTTTAATGAAATCTCCTTACTCGTTTATTGTTAAACCTTATAACAATAGAAGGTATGACAATATTAAATCCTATGGTGATATAGAATTTATCACCAGCACTTCTGAAGAAGATCACAAATCCTCAAATCGATTTGCTATTGTTGTAGCAACCCCTATTAACTACACAGGTCCTGTAAAAGAAGGCGATATACTTTTAGTACATCATAATGTTTTTAAGTTTTATAACGATATGTATGGTCGCAGAAAAAGTGGAAAAAGCTTTTTTAAAGATGATTTATTTTTTGTTGATTTTGACCAGTTTTATCTTTACAAAAGTAAAGGAAAATCGAACTGGAAAGGATATAGTAAATATTGTTTTATAAAACCCTTAAAAGCACAAAAGTCTTACTTAAATAAAAATTCAAAAAACGAACCGTTACAAGGCACTGTAAAATATATAAATGATGAGTTAATAGAAAAAGGTGTTAAAGTCGGAGATAAAGTTTTATATGAGCCTGAGTCTGAATATGAGTTTATTGTTGATGACGAAAAACTTTATAGAATGTTTACTAAAAATATAACTGTAGTGTTATGATTAAATTTTATGAAGACGTTATTTATAATCCTGACGATTATGTAAATAAAATAATAAAAGAAGGGTTTTATGATTTACCTGACGGAGATAATTTATTTAAAAACGTTTGTGAAAAAGGTAAAGATGAGTTTTATAATTTCCTTACCAAAACCATCCCTAACTATAAAGTTGTTTTAAATTTTGTTCGCAAATCACCTTTAGGGCAAATAGAACCTAACTATATTCATACCGATGAAATGATGGGTGAATTAACCGCTATACTATATTTAAATAAAGTTTATCCAATTGGTTATGGAACAACATTATACGATAATAACAATAATGATCTATTAGTATATAAAGCAAAATACAATTCTGTATTTATATTTCCATCAAATGTTAATCATTCTCGAAACACTTTAAATAATTTTGGTGAAGATGATGAATCGAGATTAGTTCATGTTGCGTTTTTAAATAAAAAAAATGAATGATTTTCAAAAGATGCTTGATGAGTTAAATATTGACGTGGATGATTTAAACAAGTACATAGAGTCTAAAGATTTTGAAAATTTAGCAGGGCCAGTTGTAAACGACAATAATAAAAACTATAAAGTTTTAAAATCTAAAATAGAAGGAAAAGGGATATTTGCTAATAAAGAATTTTTAAAGGGAGACGTTATTGGTTACGGTCAATTAAATAAAACAAGAACTTTAGCTGGAAGATATACAAATCATTCTAATTTAAATAACGCTAAATTTTATTATATTAGAGAAAACAATAATTGTATTTTAATTGCTGAAAAAAATATATTATTAAATGATGAAATATTGGTAAATTATAGACATCATACTTATAATAAGGAATATTATGAGCATAAAAAATAGGTCAAAAAAAAACACAGATTTTTTTGAAAAAACAGATAAACCAAAAAAAAAATATAATCGAAATAAAGATGGATATAAAAAACATAAAAAAAGAGATTATAAAAGCTGGTGAGTCTGCTGTATTACAACTTATAAAAGTTGCAAAAGAAGATATTATAAAATACGATAAAGATGACGAGTTAGCTGCTGATAGATTAAAAAATGCAGCTGCTACAAAAAAACTTTGTATTATGGATGCTTTTGAAATTATTAAAAAAATACAAGAAGAAAAAGATTTATTAGAAGGAATTGATACTAAAATAAATAATACACCAAAGGGATTTGCAGAATCAAGATCAAAATAAACTATATACTGAACTTAAAAATATAGTTCCTAAGAATGTTTTGTCTATAAAAAACAAATCTAAATCTTGGGCTTATGGCTATAATGAAAAATATAATTTTGTTGTAATTTCAAAAACAGGTCAAATTGAAAATATAATAAATATTAGCGGCTTAAATATTGCGCTTCCTAAATCTCCTAAAGACATTTTTAAAAGATCTAAAAAAAAAGAAGATCAATACTGGCAGCCTAAAATACTACCAAAACAATTAACAAGAATTAAATCTATATTTCAATGGCATGATACTCCTTCAAGTTTTAAAAATGAGTGGGTAGATTATATTGAAAATGAATTTAATCTTAGGGAAGAAGGTTTTTGGTTTATGAATAAAGGAGTTCCTACTTATATTACTGGAACGCATTACATGTATTTACAGTGGACTAAGATTGATATTGGATTTCCAGATTTCAGAGAAGCCAATAGAATATTTTATATTTTTTGGGAAGCCTGTAAGGCAGACAAAAGAAGTTTTGGAATGGACTACTTGAAGATTAGACGTTCTGGATTTTCATTTATGGCATCATGCGAGGGAGTTAATATGGGTACAATTACCAAAGATGCTCGTATAGGTATACTTTCTAAAACAGGATCTGATGCAAAAAAAATGTTTACAGATAAAATTGTTCCTATATCTAATAATTATCCATTCTTTTTTAAACCTATACAGGATGGTATGGATAAGCCAAAAACTGAATTAGCTTATAGAGTTCCTGCTGCAAAAATAACTAAAAAAAATATGTATTTAAACGAAGAGCAAGAGCTTGAAGGTTTAGATACCACTATTGATTGGAAAAATACTGGAGACAACAGTTATGATGGTGAGAAGCTTCGATTACTTTTGCACGATGAAAGTGGAAAATGGGAAAAGCCTGATAATATCTTAAACAACTGGAGGGTTACAAAAACCTGTTTGCGTTTAGGTAGTAAAATAGTTGGTAAGTGTATGATGGGTTCTACATCTAATGCATTAGAAAAAGGTGGTGGTAATTTTAAAAAATTATATAACGATTCTAATGTGGGATCACGAAACTCTAATGGTCAAACTAAAAGTGGGTTATATTCACTTTTTATTCCAATGGAGTGGAATATGGAAGGCTTTATAGATAGGTATGGAATGCCTGTATTTAATAATCCATCAAGTCCAGTATTAGGAATTGACGGTGAAATGATAAATCAAGGCGCTATAGATTATTGGCAAAACGAAGTTGATTCATTGTCAAATGATCCAGATGCTTTAAATGAATTTTATAGACAGTTTCCAAGAACAGAGTCACATGCATTTAGAGATGAAAGTAAACAGTCACTTTTTAATTTAACTAAAATATACCAACAAATTGATTATAATGATTCTTTAATAATGGGCCAAAATATAACTCAAGGATCATTTTCTTGGGAAAACGGAATTAAAGATACCAGGGTTATTTGGAGTCCAGATAAAAGAGGAAGATTTTTTGTATCTTGGTTACCTGAAATGTCGTTACAAAATAATGTGACATTAAAAAATGGTAGAAAATATCCAGGGAATGAACATATTGGTTCATTTGGCTGTGACTCTTATGACATTTCAGGAGTTGTAGTTGGCAAAGGCTCTAACGGTGCTTTACATGGTATGACTAAATTTAATATGGATAACGCTC